TTGTGATTAAATGTTTTTCTTAAAGGTTGCAGTGAAGGAAATTTCATTTCCTTCATTCTTTCAAAGAATAATTCCCCCTCTGTGGGGTTATTCACTATTCCACGGAAGCAATTTGGAACTTATAGAAAAGTATTTTTTGCCTTCGTGGAAACTGCCGATAGGTACGTCATTCTTGTTAATGAGATTCATCATATTCCTGAATGATAGCTCAGCATAGTTTTGTCTGGTGGATGACCATATCCAAATCCATACTGGAGCACCTGCACCATCCCACCATTGTAAAGCCGCTAGTTTCTCCATCTTGAATTTAAGAGGAGTTCTACCCATACCTACTACCTCTACCAGTCGCACAGGGTCTGCCTGTATGTAGTCTGGTGTGTATCGCAACACATGAGGCATGTGATGGAATTTAGTCATTCCTTCTGGTCTGTTGAAACCGTACCTAGCCCATTGTACGTTATGGACTTCAAACTGGGATTCTGCTTCGTCACCCATAGAAGCAAATCGTTGCTGATAGCTTCCTTCATGGAATGGCTTATTCATTTTTTTCTCCCAGTTAGTTTATGTATTTGTTTGTCATCGTCATAGGCGATGCCGTTAAGGGCATCTTCTATTCCTTTGACGTAATTAGAAATGTCGCCCCTTAAAGGCGACACTTCTACATCTATCTCGGTTATCGTAACCACCGCCCGTTTAGGGGAAAGGGTTACAGTCATAGAGACTGGACCCTCAAACTTGGGTCCTTTGTAATATGACCTAACTGCCGCTTCATAATCTCTAGTGGCTTTAGGGGTGTACGTTCCGTTGCGCGTGACACGGGGACGACCCTTGCTTTTAGGTCTTATTGGTACTGAAAATTTATATGATTTACCCACGGCGGTTCCTTTCAGAAGCTCTAGAGACTAAATTCCTGATCTGTTTATCTCGGTCTGTACGACCTGTAAACTTCTCTAGCCTATCATCTAATCTACGCACCCAATCTACAGTAGCGTCAAATGAGTAGTCTTGCCACAATAGGCTAGAAGCAAACGCGTACATTGCTTCTGACCTGTCTCTTTCTTCTTCACGGCGTTCCCATATTCGTTTGGCTACACCATAGAACTGACCATCTACTCTAGGTCCATGAACAAAGGCTTTAGGCTTTTCAGGCTCTGTAGCAGAATGTAGTTTCTTTAACTTTCTGTAAACAGCAGGAGGGGTACGGCTAGCTAACGCTTCACGCACAAAGTCCTCACATTTGTATCCCGCTACTTCCTGTCTAGGTGATTTCCGTATAGATGGATACGGCAACCGTAAACAGTTACCTATCTTGCCTGCTTCCAGTGACACTTGCTTCGGGTAGACTTCCCGTATAGGAACGTCTACCACTCGGCAAGCCCCAATTAAACCTTCCTTAGCTATCTTCGCTGAGATAGGTTCTTTGAGATACACCCAAACATGGTAACCCTTACTTCTGGAGGGTTCTTTCCAAGATACTATTCCCATCTGGGAAAGAACTTTCTGTAAGTTGTCTGCGTGTACGTCACTCTTTTCACCTTCGTCCAGATCAACAGCAGACCAGTTGACGAGCCAAACGTTGTTACGTTCCCATAAAGGGTATACGCCTATAGGCACATCTCCAGTTAGATGCTTCTCTATAGCTTCAACGTAGCTGTCTCCTTTAGCTATCTGGTCCGCTGGTCGTATAAAGTCTTTGTCTTTCTCCACGAGGAGCGCTACATGCCCTCCTTCGTGTAGCTCAGCAAATCCCTCTACCGTTTCCCTGTCCATTATTCTAGCCACCTGTCATCAGTGGGAATGTCGGACTCGTAGTATTCACGAACGAATCCGCAATCAGGGTCCATGTAGTAGTCAATAGGAGGCGAAGTAATCTTACAAGGAGGACGCTTATTCTTACATAAGTCTAAGGATACGCTGACGCTATGTAAGCGCCGTTCATCGTCAGACAGCTTTGGGTCTTCTCGTTTACGAAAGACATTAAGCTGTTGAATGGCGTACTCATCTGCGTTGAACTTGCCTGAGTTCATACCGTTAGATGTTCCTCGTTGAGATGACTTACCTGATTGATGGATAAGACCTACTGGAAGATTCTCAAACTCTGCCCATTCCTTCAAGCCTTTGAGGACGTTGGATACGCCTTCGTAGCCTGATGCTTTGGGTAGTTGTTCTAAGAAGTCAACCATTACAAAACGTGGTTTGCTCTGCCAGTAGTCTTCGCACTCACGCATAGCGAGGCTCATGTCGCTGAAAGATAAAGCGTTAGGAAAGATTTTGATTCTGTCTAAGAACCCATCTCTGGCTTCTCGTATCTCTGACAACACATCTACGTCTTCTAAACGTAAAGCTTCCTCTACCTCAGCTAGGTTACGCCTGTATAGGAGTGCGTAAAGCTTTGAGACTACAAGTATCTCTGGTTCGTCAGGCGTATATATTACGCCGTAGAAGTCTGGGTCTTCCTGCAAGTTCCGAGCAATGCTAGAAAGAAGAACAGCACTCTTTCCAGAGTGCGCCCTGCCAGTAACCACCAAGACATCGCTGGGATACACCCCGCGCATCTTTTCATCTATAGCTTGTAACCCTAAATGGAAACAGTCCTGCGAGTTTTGCGCGTAGGAAATCCATTTGTCTACAGCCTCAGACGTTGGTTTAAAGAACTTATATCCCTCTCCTTTATCTGATGAGTCAGCGCCCTCCAAGAGAGCGCTGACTTCATCATCTGTGAGAGCGTCTACGCTCTCGTCCATCACTGAGCCTTGTAAGTGAATTGTTGTAGCTCTGCTCGGCGAGCCATCCAATCCCATTCAATAGCATCAGCTTCGGTTTGTCCCCCGATTTGGTCCCATACAGTGAGAGGAACATTGCTGTCTCCTTCTCGTATCCATATGCCGTGGTCTCTGTCTACTGTAATTCCACAGTAAGACATAGCTTCCTTGGTTATGGAGAAGTTAGGGAAATTCTTGCCATTTTTGGTTGTGTCAGTGGAACCATCTGCATGCTCTTTAACTTGATACACGGGAATCGTTTCATTCGCGTCTTCCCATGCGTTTGGTTGGAATGCCAATATGTTAAAGGCGGCTTGGTTAGCTTCAGCATTTTTACCTACGCATGTTGGTAGGCGTTTGTATGCTCTGCCACTTATTGTTCCACCGCTTGGTCGTGCAGGAGGAGCAGTTACGCTTCTCTGCGTTGGACCTTCTTGCTGACTAGGGGCGGGTGCTTTCGCAGGGGCGCTTGGCGCATTACCTGTAGGTTTGGAAACACCACTTTTGAGTTTCCTCATCACCACACCTGTGTCACTTAGGTCATATTCTTGACCTGCTTGTTTGAGGACTTCGGATTTAACCAAGTCAAAAAGCCCGCCTGCTTCTTCGGCGATGCCTTCTACTCCGACAGATTCTGGAACTGCCCTCTCAATAGTGAGAGAATAGTCCGCAGTCTCATACGGAGCCTCACTTACTTTCTGCGTGAAAGTCACGCTTACTTTTGCCATGTCTGTCATGGTCTTCCTTTCTCCGCTTACCACGGATTATCGCCGAGGTGTTTCCCTCGGCACTCACCTGCTTGCCATACAGGACACCAGAGTGGACTACAATGCCACCCAGACCAGTTCTGACTCCACGTTGTCGCTTCGTCAATGGTCAGTAGTGTCGGTACTATGGACCAGCAAAGTTCTACAAATGCTTCTTTCTGTTGTTCGCTACGAAAGATTTCAATAACTTGAATTTTTCCTTTAGCCATAACGCATAGATTGAATTGTTCTTTATCACATGCCCAAGTATACGCGTGTGATTGAATATCCCAACGTTGTTTCTCCCATTCTGCATAATGACGGGAAGGATTTTTCCAATCCCATATAACACCGCTCTTATCTATCCAGTCAGCGGTCCCTGTCAATACCAGTTTAACTCCGTTGCGTACCCCCATAGATTTACTAAAGGTTTTCTCAACGGCTTGAGGAGTTAGTAGTGGGTATATTTCGTAATACCAAGCTGTCAGATTGTTCCGACATACGTCTACGGTATCTTCGTAGGATTGTCGCCATACGTCTACATGCTGACCTTCGTTAGCTAGGTAGTCGTCGCACACATCCAGTATTTTTTCTAAAGTGACCTCTTCTTCTCCACCTTGTTGGACTAGACCTGCCCACTCAATCGCTTCGTGTACTGCGTTACCGCGTAGCAAGTCTGATGTTTGTTTTTGTGTTACAAGTCCGAGTCGTTCTTGTCGGGCTTGTTCGGGGCATCGTAGATAATTATTTATCCAGCTTTGCCTAAGTTTTATTTCTATCATTAACCTCTCCTCATCGCGCTAGCGCGATCAACAGTTATGTCAGACTCAGAGGGAGAGGGGTCGTACTGAGTCTGACACAACTTTAACTTTTGGGGGGTAAGGGGGGCGCTATAAGGCGCGCCCCCCTTACCCCCCATTTTGAAGATACAGGGATACAAGAAAAAAATCAACGTATGACCCAATTTCTTTTAGGGGCATAACCTGTATGCCCTAAGACATTACGCCTGTACGCTCTTAACTCATGGTGTGTCATTCCTCCCCACACACCAAACTCTATAAAGTTTTCAAGTGCATAATCCCTGCACTCTGTACGCACTTTGCATTGATAACATATCTTCTTTGCTTCCTTTGTTCCTTTATCAAAGAACAAGTTTGTATCACTTTCTTTACAATGCGCTTCAAGAAGTAACTTCTTTAACAATGCTCTCTCCCGTAACGCGAGCTAATCGCTCTTCTTTTGCTTCTGATGCAAGTTCGCTGATTCGCTGTTTGGCTACACCAAACCGCCTTCCCAGCTCAACCATACTTCCACGCCCAGTCTCGTTAACATATGTGTAAACAAGCTGTCGCCTGTAATGAGATACGATACGTCTAAAGATTTCTATTTGCTGACTTGCGTACCAGATGTCATCAATAGCTTGCAGAGGGTCTAAATCCCCTTGCTCTACCAGTTTGATTAAACCTTCACAGTCTGCAACTAAACCTTCTGGACTCATCTTGCAAATATCTACAAGAAAGCCGTTGCTCTCTTTATCGTATCCTTCCCATCCGCATGGACCTGCACCTAACTTTGTTAGTTGATGTGGCATATCTCTCCTCTCAGTCAAAACACAAATCGCTGGGATTCTTCTCCAGCCTGCGATCTTCTAAGTCTACCACGTTGTCAGGGGTATCGGGACTTTCTTCCTTGAATTCGTCACCGTTCCAATCTCCACTAGGCAATCTTAACGCTACAAATGCGTCAAATACCTTGTAGAAATCATCCACTGCTTGAAACACGCCGAAGGCTGAATCCAGCAATCCGACTAATTTCTCAGCAGGAACTACTACTACTTGGTCCTCTGAATCTTCTTTATCTTCTTTATCACTCATATCAATTTCCATTCTCTAGTCATTTGACCAGTTAGCTCCACCACAAAATTTGCAAGTGGAATAATTTTTATATACTCGGTCAGAGTAGATTGCTCGGCAATCATCACATCTGACCCAGAACTTAGCTTTCTTGTAACCAACTCGTTTAGGTTTCTCAACCTCAAAGTCAAAGTCCATAGCACTCCCAATGCGACCAGCCACCACCCCGTGTAGTCAATAGCCATGCTGACGCAAAGATATTGGCGACAGGGTTAAAGGGGGAATAGCCAGCCATGCCAGCGTAAGCCACACGGTCATTCCACCAACGGGGCATATGTTGCATCAGTCCTGATGCCTGATCTTTGGGATTGTCATACACACTGTCGTTGAAAGCATTAGGGTCACCACGACTCTCGCAGTGCATGACACGCATAAAGGTGTCAAGCTCTGACTCAGCTCCGTAGCTCTCTAAAGCTATCTCAACTATAGGGGTCCACCTGTCAACCTCCCAGCCCCAGACTTCTGGAACTGGTTGGATGACGGGAACCCACGGGACTGTAAAAAACCATAACAAATTAATCATGCTCATCTCCTACGAAGTGTGCAATCTCATCAAGATCAAGCTTCCTTCCTTCGCTTCTATCTCCCACATGTAGGGATACAAGCCTGACATTCTTAGCTGTTAAGCTAACACCAAACCTATGGGACTCCCATATGTCATTAAGTGCATCACGAATAATTTGCTCAACAGACGGAATTAACTTTTCTCCGTATTTCGTGTCATAGCTTTCATAGTTATGCTCTAAATAATCTTCGTCTAAAGTTATTTCTGCATCAAATTGTATTGCCATCTTCATCCTCCTTAGGGAAGCAATCATCGCATAGATACATACCAGACCTGTGACCAATGATTATCTCACGGCGCGCAGGACTCCAGTCGCTCCATACGTCTTGTACCGTAGCGCCCTTCGTGTACCGTTCCCATTCGTCTTTACCGACTAGGGTCCAGTCCGTTGTAGGGCAGAGCTGGCACTTTACTTGTATATGTAACTCACTACCTGAATGCGTTGCATTTCGTATAGCCATACTTTCCTTTCATTGTGGCACAAGGCAGGGAACCTTACAGGAATGAACATAACCTGTTTAACGCTTACACGCAGGTTCCCTATAGCTGGGAAAAAGGTAAACCAACCTGCCTGTGCCTGATTATGTCATCGCGTTAGCGCGATGACTATTCTTTTTCTTCTAGAGATGAGAAGTCCACTTGTGGGTCTTCCACGGTTAACTCTAGTACCTCTTCATTACAGCGATTGTCTATCACGTTCATAATCGCTTTACTCAACACGCTTGACTCAACCTCGTTGGATTTTAACAAGCCCTTTGCATGGGAGATACAATGCCTGACAAACGTCAAGACATTAATCATCTTATGCTTGAGCAATTCGTACTCTTGTTTGTAATCCAACTGGTCGGTCATACGTTCGCCAGTTGCAATAGGTGACTTTCAGCCATGTTGCTCATGGGTTGAGTACCTCGCACAACTTCAACTTTCTTGTTGACGTTGTTGGCAATCTTGTGAAACTCAAGTGACTGGATAGCGTTCCAAGCACCCCATGCAGTCTTACCTGCTGGACCGTCTTGTTCTTCTTGCCAATAGTACCAAGCACCTTCCCATTTCTTATCGTAGATATTCTGGGAACGTGTAGATATTTCACCTTTGTCATTTGGTTCTGGCTCTGGACATATAACATCAAACATCCTACGGAAGTCGTCATTGTTGATAGTTAGACGCTTCAGTGTTGAAGCTGTGCCAACATACCGTTCCAGAGCATTAGCTTTCTCAGCTAGGACAAGCGCTTTGAGGTTAAGAATCCTGTCATGGTTCGTAGTCCTACGAACTGATATGACATTCTCACCTGTACGTTGTTGGTTGGTGCAGAACACACGCTTAACAAACGTAACCAAAGATGATGTCCACGTTGAGTTGAGTGACGCTATGCCTAGCAGATGAGGATGTATCACATCACCGTCACCCAGATCAACTGGGTCACCGAGCGACCAACGGCAAGCTAGTCGCTTACCTTCGTCAAGTGATACAACATCAGTACATGAGTCAGGAAACAGTCCCTCCACTGTCTCCAAGAACTGAAGATAGTTAGAGTTCGGATGGGACGGGTGCGCTATGTTAAGCACCGTCTTCAACGGACCGTCAGCCTCGTCATTGGTTGTGCGGTAGTACACCTGATGGCGTGGCAAGCCTTTGTACTTGCCTTCCGTTATGTATTCTACCTCGTCACCATACTTGGTCATAACGTGTACAGGGGCAGTATGCACCTTGAACAAAGCACCAGCTAGTAGTGCCACATCAATGGTGTTGCCACCTTCTGTATCTGATCGCCGACCAAACATATAGTCTGATGGGCGGTTATAAAAAGACATGTTTTACCTCCATGTCGTTAGACTCAGGCGTTTCCTGAGTTCGTGCCTATAACGGCTCTGACACCGCTATAAGCTGTCGCCACGATCAAGTTGATCGCGCTAGCGCGACCAACTTTCTTCGCTAAGACGCAGAACCAAAGAAATCTATTACCTCTGGCTCGGCTGTGTCTCTTTCGTATGTCGCCCATGTAGCGAACAGGCGAGATACTTCTAGCAATGTTCTTGACAGTCTATGCACTTCTTTCCATAGACGGGCGATGTCGTTATTGTCATCTTCACCGTCTTCGTTATCAAGAGCATTGACCCTTCGTACAAGGCTGGTGAACTCGTCAAAGTCGTCAAGGTCAAGGTTCTCAAAGTTTTCATATGCTTCTACACCTTTCTCTATCTCGTAAGAGTAATCAGACTCCATTTTGGAACTGGCTAATTCTTCTACCCATTCCTCAAGTTTCCAATTATTCCTAATCAGCTCAACGATGCCATCCGTGAAGTCACTGATGTCAAAAGAGTCACTACCAGCAGGTAGGTCGTCTTTGTTGATGGTAAATGTGCAGTTAACTGGTATTTGTGTGTTGTCGTCAGACATGTTATTTCTCCTATTTTTAGGTGGGCAGGGTTGCCCAGCAGACCCATCGCGCTGACGCGATGAGCCTACG